TGCTAAAGCAGGCCCATTATTATAAAACATCAATTGTAAAGCTTGGCCAGATGCCCAGCCCGGCCTATTCACAATCTCTTGAATAATATTTGATATATCAATTGTATTATAAGTCTGGCCCGTTGTCCAAGTGCCGGGGGATGACCAATCACCATATTCTGTTGTCTGTACCAGAGCGTGAAATTGTGTGTAGTTTGTTGGAGCCACAGCATTGTCAACATCGTTTCCATAAATGAGTATTGGTTGGCTATTATTATTATCTTGATATGCTTTGAATGTAACATATGCGGCCAAAATAGATGACCCATTAGGAATAGTAACATTCTGCCATCTTACATTCGTATTGGCTGCTCCACAATGATAACCAAATCCAAGCCAATTCGCGGAGGCATAATATGTAGATATCAATTCATCCGTATGACCATCATCCGCTCCCGTGGCCACTTGAAATGTCGGTGTTCCATCAGTAACTTCCCCATCTACATCGTAGACAGCGAATGTTGACGAATCATATTCAGAAAATACTCTTACTCTTCCGGGCACATTGTCTATAATATCCTGTATCCAATCTTCAACATCCACACTATCATTGTTTGTCTTGTTTATATAAATTGCTGTAGACGCTGATGGTTCGGCAGTATTAAATCTGAGATAACCTGAATCAGTATCTCCACCGGATGTTTCTGTATCAAAATAATATGGTTGGCTATCTCCACCAAATAGACCTGATGAGCCACTTGTTCCCGATGAGCCACTTGTTCCCGAAGAACCGGATATTCCAGAACTTCCTGATGTTCCAGAGCCACTCGTTCCACTTGAACCGGAAGTTCCACTTGAACCGGAAGTTCCACTTCCACCTCCACCAGTTCCCACTTCAAGCCAGTCAGCATCCGTTCCATAATAGAGTTTATCATCGGCCTCATTATAGACAAGTCTACCGTAATCATCGTCCGTCCACGCCGGAAGAGTTATCAACTTTTCAAGAATAAGTTTTCCCTGAAAATCTTTACCGTAACTTTTTGTTCTTGCCATTTATGTTTCCTCTATTATGATTTCGTGCAAATAATTCCTACTGCAGCATATGGCCTGTATGTGCTTGCAACACCGGAGGATGTTGTAACACCAGATGCTGAGCTGCTTGTTAATGTTCTGTTATATACCATATAATCAACCCATCCCGCATGACCACGGCCGACTGCAAGTTGACCATTACCGACTATATTAGCATGCGGCCATCCAGCATCGCCCGGTATTACTACTGAATGTGTGTGATCCGACACAGTATGTGTATGACCGGGCTGTGACCAAGTTCCTGCAAGGCTACCACCGGCAATATTATATGCCCCTGTTCCACCTTTCACACCCAAAAGGGTATCTGCCACGGAACCATCTATCGTCCATCCAGCCGGGGCTGTATTCTGATAAAAATACATCTTCACACCGGAAACAATACCGGAAGATATGGATACCAGAACCCAATCCGCAGATGTTCCATAATAAAGACCGTCAATTGATTGGTCATAAACCAATCTACCTTCATCCTCCGAAGTCCAAGCCGGGAGAGATGCCACTCTCTGGACAAGAACCGGGCCCTTGCCGTCAAATCCGTAAGAATCCATCTATATTTCCTCTTTTGTTACTTATTTTTTCTTTGGCCTTTTATCTGACATTTCTTCCAGACGCGTCTTGAACTTTTCAAGGCCTTCTTTCTGCTTGAGAAGCATAGCTTTCTCATCGTCTTTGGCGGTAAGGAGCTTCTCCTCCACCATCTTCAATCTCTTCTCTATCATCTGTGCTCTCATATCAAATATTCTGTCAATTCCCATTTTGTACCTCCAAAATATGTTACTCTATAGTATTTATGTAATATTTGAAAATCTTGTGATACTTGAAGCTTGTGCTCCGGTTGAAAAATCCACCTTTAGCTTCGCAAAATCTGTGTATCTGTAATAAACATCCGCATCACCCGTGTCTACTGCGATTGTGACGGAGTTGAACCAAATCCTACCAAGGCCCAGAACATTCGGTCTTGTCCAAAAAGTAACTGTGGCAGAGGAAGAACCATAACTTGTATCGGATGTTCCAAAAGCCTCCAGAGCATACATCAATGACGAAATATACCCGAAATTGAACAAACTCTGGCCTGAACCATTGTCATTGTTTATAATCCCCACTCCTGCCAAATTTATTCCGTATGTGTTTCTGTGGGAAATCGCCTTATCTCCCCTTGTTTTCCAATCCGTTTTGGTTTCATATCCACCTGAACCGGAAAATGCCGTGGTGTTTATCGGAAAACTTTCTAGCAGATACCAATCTGTAGTAATCAATGTAGAGGCAGACAGGCCGGCGTTCCAAGTTGAATTTGGATAGCTCGGATCATTTTCAGTTCCAATAATGTGATCCATATTCCATGCATTGACAAAACAGATATTGGAATATGTTCTTCCGTGAACATAATTTACTTTCTGGTTGAAATTGTCTCTCGGTATTCCGTGATCATATCCGCATTCATCCATAAAGATACCGTGAACCTGCATATCGTTCCATTGATCTGTCTTTGTCTGGAAATTCGCGTATGTCTGGTTACAAGTTACATATCCAAATATTTTTGTCTGTGGGTTCAGAACTTTTATCCTGTTTATAATTGTATGTGCATTTTCGTGGTCACCGTGGGATGGGTCTTGAATACCGTCACCAAAGATAATCAAATTATATCTCGCCATATCCTGTGCAACTTTCTCATTATCCCAGCTGTTTATTGCGTAATTGAATGAATTTGTCCACCCATAATAAATCAACAAATTCAGCGGCGCTTGGTATCCATATGACTTTATCTCTCTCCTGTGCCATCCCGTGTCACCGTGTATTACTTCCAGATTGAGAGTTCTTCCGAGATGCTCGACTTCCCTTCCACTCTCACCAAGTAATGGCTGAAATCCTTCTTCATATAATGGGTCGCCAGGAGCATTGTAAAACTCCTTCAACATCGTGAGAATGTCCATAAAGAGATTGGTAGCTTTTTTTCCCGTTGGTGTATCAGTAACAATCTCCGGTGTAAACTCTATAACTTCAGAACCATCTATCAAGAAAGCATTGTCATCAAATCTTGTCCTGAAGTATGCTTCTCCCTCAAGAGCGTTGGTATAGAACTTGGAACCGTCGCCTACCTGTAGATAACCATTCCTGATGGCTGTCAATGTATTATCGCTATTGATGAATGTATCCTGCCTACCTTCCGTGTTGAACTCCTGCCCGGAACTTATTGTTTTCCCCACATCAGATAACAAAATAGAATTGTCAGTTACATTCTTCAAAATCTTTATCATTTATTGCCTCCAAGCAACTTCCAAAACGACGATGGGATTGGACACCGCACCATCATCACCCTCACAATGAACTTTCAACTGGTCACCGGCTGTCAAATTGATATTGCTACTCATATTTTCATATACGAGGCTGCTCAACGAAAAACTGGACAGTTCCACATCTCCACTCTGGATTTTGAAACCTTTTGAATTATTTCCACCGCTTGCCCTACAGGAAACTCCGGTTATAACAGCATTTTTGGGCATCTGATATGCCGTAGTTGAACCATAGACTGTCATAATTTTCAGATATTCATTATCAGCATCACCATCAAAAGCAAAAATATATGTCATCCTATATAATGTTCTCCATTTGCTTCGATCATCATCCCAAATATATCTCAAATTATCATTTGTATTCAGCCAGGTCATCGTCTTATCCGATGGTGGCGTGTCCTCTTCAAAAATAATCTCAATCTTCGTATTGAATACTGGGATTTCGTCATTATTTGATACAATGTCATCCAATTTTGTTTTATCTCCGGCTGATAACTCAACATCCCAAGTAATCTTCAACTCTTGAGAAGCTTCACTCCAATTGCAATACTGGATATTTTTATTGGACATATCGGAACTTGCAACATCATTATGAATACCGTCCATATATGGCTTCACACTTATATCTGAATATGTATATGTAAACATTATGATCTCCTCATTATGAATATTCTTGCTCGCCTAATCATCGCCGTACCAACACCACCAACTCTTGCATATTTTATATTGAACGCGTATGATGAAGAAGCCACAAGGGCGTTGTTCTTGAAACTTGAATATACTCTATATTCATTGGCAGACGATGGTGAATAATATGATACATTGATTTCAGTACCATCTCTGTCAAATTCAAGCACAGTTGATTTAGCCGCATTGGTATTTGCCACCTCGGCCGAGAAGAAAATAATGTAATTTCCTGAAGCCGTGGGTGTATAATTGAGTGTCAATTTTGTTTGTAATGCTGTATCAGTTGTTGTGCTTTCAGTTTCATCTTCTGCATAATCATTTGTGCTATATCCACTCGTTCCTGATGAACCAGAAGTGCCAGAAGAACCGCTTGTTCCACTTGAACCGCTCGTACCTGATGAGCCAGAACTACCCGATGTTCCACTCGAACCGCTGGTTCCTGATGATCCACTACTACCTGAAGTTCCACTTGAACCTGAAGTGCCACTTGAGCCCGATGTTCCAGAGCTTCCTGATGTTCCACTACTTCCCGATGTTCCAGAGGAACCAGAGGTGCCAGAACTGCCAGATGTTCCAGACCCGGCACCCGATGTGCCAGATGTTCCGGACGAACCCGATGTTCCACCGGCTCCTGTCGCAGCAATCCAACCAGTATCACCACCAACATAAAGAATATTGTTGGGATCATCCCACACAAGCCTACCTTCATCTTCCGGTGTCCAAGCCGGCATTACACTCACTTTCTGTATTGTTACTTTGCCTTTTCCTGTAAATCCGTATGTTCTCATTCTTTACCTATCAAAGTTTGATAATATAATTCATCGTTATATATGGTTGCATATTGTTATGTGCCACACCACCACCCGTATAGCCTGTATATGGGTTATTATTTGCAAAAATTGCATTGGCCCAATTATACCAAGGCAGAGAGCTGCCCGGTGTTACCAAGTTATATCCATCTTGTGTATGTCTATGGCTTGGCATTTCCGCTTCTGTCAATGTATGATTTTCTGTACCGGATTTTCCGGCAAGGGCGTCTGCCTGAGCGGATGTAACAACATTTGCAGAGCTTCCGCCCATATTGTCTTTACCGAGTGGTATTCTACCTCTCAAATCTGGTAGTGGCAATCTCTTATTTGCAGAGAAATCTGCGGCCGCAGTTACTCCTCTTGTTGTAGGACTACCGGCACTATCCTGTATAATCAATTCTGTATTTGTAGTTGCATTCCACAACAATTCAAACAATGTCTGTGTATCAGCATTCGCCCTTCCAGTTGCACCAGAAGAAACACTTCCAACTGTCTTACCATCGGAGAGAAGCCATCCGGTTGGTGCCGTTACTCCCATATATGGCATAAGAACTCCGGTTGGCATACCCTCACCAGAGGTGCCGGATGTACCGGACGAACCACTACTACCATATGTTCCGATTGTTCCAACTCCACCAACGACAGAGCAGATACCGGAAACTGGGGTAGAAAATGTTATCTCGATATTGTTCTCATCAATAAATTCAATGCTCTGTGGCTCAATATAAAAATCATCACTCGTGCATTGGACATTGACATATTTTACACCGAGATTGTGGGTAATATCCCATGCGGTTACCGGAGAGGAGAATGTATATATCAGTTCCCCAACAACAAGACCACCACCAGAAGAAATAAATGCGTGACCCGATACTGCCTCAGAGAATGTGATGGTGAGATTATTCTCATCATCAAATTTGATACTGTCAGGAAGTATCGTATAGGCATCCCCATCAGTAACCTCAACGACACAGTATTGACAATTCAAAATGTGGTTGACAGACCAAGTTGATGCCGGTACTGTTTGGGTGTGAAGATATCCTCTACCACTTGTACCGGATGTTCCTGCTGTTCCACTCGTTCCACTTGTTCCTGTTTGCCCTCTATTACCGATACCGAGAACTACTTCATCCTCATCATTCAATGTTCCATTTCCGACAAGGTATGCAACATTGAATTTGTAATATCCTGCGGCAGATGTTGGTGCACTCAACAATAGATAGTCGTGGAAAATCTCCACACTATTCTGGTTCATTATTCTGACAGCATTGCTATCGACAAGACTTGCAATCCAAGCCTCGACATCCACGGCAAATCTATTCAGAGTGTCAACATAAATGTATGTTGCGAGTGACGGGTCTGAATTGTTCAATTTGATATGCCCGCTTGGTGGGTCACTATCTGTAGTGTTATCATCAAACCAGTACAAATGTGCATTTGCACCAAGACCTGCGAGACCGGATGTTCCGGAAGTTCCCGCATCACCCGTTGGAACAAAACCAATCTGAAGGTCATCATCTTCCCTGAATGCACCGGAAACTGCCGGTGAACTTGAGGCAATCAGACCAACGTGAAGTTTCCTGTATTGTGGGTCAATATCAGTCGTTCCGTTTATTTCAAAGTATACATAATCACTTTCATCGTGATCTCTCCAAATCTTGACATAACCCTTTGACCACAATGATGTACTGTCATCCATCAAGTCAATCCAAGAAGTCAAATCCTGACCATATCTGTCCATAAGGTCGATATAAATCCTTGTGACTGATGAAAATGTTGTGCTGTTAAACTTCAGATGGCCGATATTCGGGTCACCGTCTGAAGTATCGTCCTCAAATCTGTATGGTATACCCCAGGCAGCCGAGAAACCACTTGTTCCACTTGAACCGGATGTTCCACTTTCTCCGCTTGAGCCCGATGTTCCCGAGCTTCCCGATGTTCCATCAGCCCCATCAAATCCGGAAGTGCCGGAAGTTCCGTCTATACCGGAAGTTCCTGCTGTTCCCGATGTGCCGGAAGTGCCATCAATACCCGATGTGCCCGATGTTCCGGATGTTGCTGATGTTCCTGATGTTCCCGCCGTTCCACTTGAACCGGACGAACCGGATGTTCCTGATGTTCCCGCCGTTCCACTTGAACCGGAGCTTCCACTTGAACCGGATGAACCGGAAATACCAGAGGTTCCGTCTATACCAGAGGTTCCAGAACTTCCTGATGTTCCCCAACCTGATGTACCGGAAGAACCCGAGCTTCCCGATGAACCACTACTGCCGGAAGAGCCACTTGAACCGGAACTACCACTTGAACCGGAACTACCACTCGTTCCCGCCGTTCCAGAAGTTCCAGAAGTTCCTGAAGTTCCTGAAGTACCGGAACTTCCGCTCATTCCCGATGTACCAGAGGTTCCACTTGAACCACTTGATCCACTTGTTCCACTCGTACCCGATGTTCCAGAGGTTCCATCATCTCCGGTTGGTGTCATCGTGAGAACGATTTTCTCACCGGAGCTGAAAAGAGCACCGCTGAAACCAACACAGGATACCCAAAATCTCTTGTACCCTGAGCGGGCTGTCAATCCAGTTATGTTGTAAAGAACAAACTTCGTTGGATTGGCTTCTGAAAAAATCTTGATAAGTGAATTGTTGTTTGATAGTGTAAAAATATCAAGCCAATCTTCAAGATTTGCACCATTATCATCCCAAAAACTTACATTGATACGGGATACAGATGTATAAGCCGTATTATTGAAGAGGAGTTTACCGGATGTTGGGTCTGCATCGGATGTTGACGAATTGAATGAGTAAAGGGCGCTTGCTCCACCGAACAAACCATCAGCACCGGAAGTACCTGATGAGCCCGATGTTCCCGCAGAACCGGCAAGGCCCGATGTTCCTGAAGTTCCACTTGAACCGCTTGAACCGGACGAACCTGATGTTCCTGAGCTTCCAGATGTTCCACTTGTTCCGGCTGTTCCCGATGTTCCTGAAGTGCCGGAAGTTCCTACTGCACCACCACCACTTACGAAAGTCGCGCTTCCCGAAACTGGAATATCGAATGTCAATATTACATTGTCATCATCGACATAGAGAACATCTCCGGGCTCAATACCATACCCATCGCCGTTCATTACTGCTACGGCAACTGGTTGTACTCCAAGGCCGTGATAGATAGACCATCCAGTAGACGGTACTGATTGTGTATAAGTAAACGCACCACCGATAGCAGATACACCCGATGTTCCTGTTCCCGCAATAATTCTTGCGTGACCAGAAACTTCTTCAGAGAATGTAATCCAGAGATTGTTACTGTCCTCAAAAAGTATACCGGATGGGATGATATACATATCATCTTCATCAGCCACTTCGACAATTACATACTGCTCTCCGAGGTTATGTGTGACATACCACGCTGAGGATGGTACTGATTGTGTATGAAGATATCCGCCCGGGAATGTAGTTTCGCCGGAAGTTCCTGATGAGCCGGATGTTCCATCTATACCTGATGTACCGGAACTGCCACTTGTACCGGATGAACCGGATGTTCCATCACCTGATGTACCGGAGCTTCCACTTGTACCGGAGCCCGCAACAATCTTGGCTTGGCCAGCAATATCTGATGGAAATGTAATTACAAGATTGTTACTGTCAATATACTGAATTTCAGAAGGAATAATAAAAAGGTCGCTATCGTCTGAAACCTCGACAACAACATATTTATCACCGAGATTGTGTGTTACAGACCAGGCAGAAGAAGCGACAGATTGAGTAAAGAGATACCCGCCGGGGTATGTTGTTTCGCCGGAAGTACCGGAACTGCCCGAGGTGCCAGCTGGGCCTGTAAGACCCATAGCACCGGATGTTCCTGATGTTCCTGATGTTCCTGATGACCCATCAATACCCCGCCTGAAAATATCAATATTCTCATAACGGGTTTCACCAACGACAATATCGAATTTCTGTGTGGTGACATAATCACCATCATCTACATAGAAATTGAAAAGGCCGTAAGCATCGGATTCCAGTTGTGGAGCAATTTGAATTGCCGTTCCACCAGTTTGCTCGAGATAGACCTTGGCCGCTGTCGTGGTTCCGGCCAAGTATACGGAAACATCAACTCCTTCCAATACATTTCCGTAACTATCTCTCGACCTACCAATAAAATGATATCTTGCCATTAGAATATATCCCCAATTCCCTGAGCGCTAATGAAATCCACCAATACTTTATACATTGGATGGTTGTCATCGAAGCTTCTTATTTCGTAATTCAAACACAATGAGACATTCTCAAATGTATAAAAAAAGTTATAGCTCATTTACCACCACCCTTGTCTTGTGATAAAAGGTATAGGTGCTCGTAGCTGTTTTTACAATTCTCCAAATAACATCGTACTCGCTGGGAGTTGCTGTTACAATCGGAGTAAGTAAAAAGTATATCTTGTAACCATCTACCATAGCCTGGCCTTCCGTCCAGACGGTACGACCAGTATAAATGTCCACAACTTTCGCGTAAGCCGCATCAGGAAATACGGGGTCATCATTCTGATCCCTCACAAGTATCTCTATAGCTCTTGTCTCGTTTTGATTTACCGTAAGGTAAGTTTGGCTCATTCCTCAAATTCTATAAAGTTTTCCAGAAACGGGAAATCAGCCGGAGCGAGAACTCCCGCTGGCAAACTGTCCAGTTTTATTTTTATCTTGTCCAGACCGAGTTCAACATCAATATCCAGCAAGTCAATCATATCCTTGTTGAAGTCTTGGATGTTTTCCGGTGGAACACTATACTGATTATTTTCAATTTTTGGTTTTCCGTTATCGTCCTTAGCACAATGGTTCTCGATAACCCTCTGTTTCGCCTCACTATAGAGCCTGAACTGCTCGTCCAGAGCCTTTGTGAGCTTCGCAATCTGATAACTTGTTTTCACCGGAAGCTCTCTTGATTTGATAAGATTTACGAGAATGTCCGTCCTTGACAACGCTTCCAACACCGAATTTTTGATAACCATAAAAAACCTCCTACAGTTTTATTCAATAGATATTTATGAAAATATCTATGTTATTTATATCCTTTTACCAACCCGAAGCAATTGTTCTCCACCCGCCATCACCGTACACTTTGACAGTATTATCAAAAGTATTGATACAAATTAATCCCTCATAACCATAAGCCGGGTCACCAGTATCCGTCTTGGTAATTACACCGACAACCTCAAATGTTTTTGCACCACCGATATTCTTCTCAAGGTAAAGTGTTCCTTGGAACAAGTTCTTTGAACTATAACCGGCAGAATAGAGATTGTATCTAACCGATCCCAACAATGTACCGCCCATAGGGCAGGGAATTGCGGTGTGATCTTCAATATAAATACCGTACAGATTAGAAACTGTATATGTACTGTTTATCGGGGGCCCCTCCCAAAACCATAATTCTGGAGCACAAACTTTAATTCCATAAAATGTTCCAATAGTAACCGCATTAGAAGCATCACTACCACACTCTAATAGTGCTTCCGTAGTAATAAAGGCTGCTTCGGTTAAATTAATCACGCCGCCGTAGATGGCGCCTATGTCAAATACATAACGAGAACCTTTTAAGAGAGATGCAGTCAGAGTATTATTACTATAAGCTGTCATACCACAACCCACACTAAGGCCCTGGCCATCAGAGGTACAATCGTCAAAACGCGCAGATACATTTGCTGACACCTCTAAAGCACTATTCCAATTACTACCATAAGTACAATCTCGTACTTGAGTGTTAAAAACGCCGGCACAAGCGCTCGGATTTATACAATTATTCAATCCACAATGGGATTCAATACCATAGAGTTTGCTTTCTTCGTTTTCTCCAACCCCCTGACCGTCAGCAGACAAAGTTATTTTTATGCCATATTGAGTTGTATCCGGTGTAGTGGCTTCGGTTGTAATATTAAGTGCGCACAGTTCGTCACTATAGCCACCGTGGTCAATACCCCCGCCATCAGTTCTTGTAGCACTAAGAGCAAAAATTTCACGGTTTTCAGATTCTCCCGTTGCACCACTCCAACTCAATGCAAGTTTGCCCAGTATATTGTCATAGGTAAAATTATTTGTGCCACCAATAACACCAGAATCATTGAATAGAACCTGATTGTCAGAACCGGAAATTGAAATGAAACCAGTTGAAACATCCAAGTCGCCATCAATTTCAACATTACCTTGGAAGTAGTTCTTTGAATTTGCACCGGCAGAATAGAGATTGTAGTGACTTCCGGTAACAGGTCTTACACTATGATCATCAATATAAAGACCGTAGTTGTCTCCTATTGTTTCTACTGCCCCCACATCCGCTGCTGGGTTCAATGAAATTTTAATTCCGTATGTTTCTAATACAGTATATGTACCATCAAAGGCAAATCCACCGTGAATTGCCTCTACACCTATTTCGCTTGTTACAGTAGCGGTCACCGGCGCTATAACCATACCTTGAGCAGTAGCTTGAATACCAATTAATTCACCACTTGCATCTCCTGTGTCTGCTAATAACCACGCCCCAAAAAGGTTCTGAATAACCGCGTCAGTAGCATCATACCCCAAAGCACCAATCATATTTCGGGAACGGGTCGCGAGTTCTGCCCCGCTAGTTTGAGCATAAACTGATATACCTGCAACAGAACCAGTTCCCTTCGCGGAAAATACTGCGGCCTGAGTATCACCATAGCCAATAGAATTAGTATCTATCACATTATGAGAAATAACCTGAAGTTTTGATGTAGAATAACGATATTCCGTAAGAGTATCAGACCCGGCCCATATAAACCCCTCAAAGAAATTCTTTGAATCTGTACCTATGGAAAGAATATTGTAGCTATTTCCTGAAATAGAAAGCGTATTGGTAGATTTATCAAATGTCAGATTCTCATTCGCACCCATCGTGCCAACATCATTGAACTGGATTTGTTTATCTGCTCCGGCGGCTTCTGGTGTTGCAGCGGCATCCCAAGATAATCCACCCAAACCATCGTTGAATAAATAGCCTGGTGCATCGGCCGGAAAAGCGGCCCCGCCACCAGCTAATGATTTACCAAAAGGTGTTCCAAAATTCATATTTCTAATCCTCCGTTAAAATTCGGGCGTAATCACAAATGCACCTGGCACACCACTTGCGGCACTAATATATCTGAAATTGAGTATATTGTCTCTACCAACGACCCTGAAGGCATCACCGTCTGACATAATATGTCCTATACCACTCGCCCCCTGTGTGGGTGTTTCCTTCCATGCAATTCTTATACTTGCGGTTTCACAGGTAATGAGAACCGATACCGATGGATTGCCATCTCCGTCAACAATTGCCGCGGATGGGAAAGCTGTTGCCGTATCCGTAGAAGCAACACGCATTGTTGGCCCATATACTCCCGTCATTGAAAAATCTCTTTCCATATTTCTCCTCCGTTATAACCCAAATCTTCTTTGTTCTGCTTTGAGCCACTTCATTCCTTTCTGTTTGGCTCTTGTTATTCTCGATGAAAAATCTTTTCGCCAAGTTCCGATGATGGCGACCTGCATTTCATCACCACGAAATTCCTTGGCATCCCTGATATATCCCGCGCCGAGGATGTATCTTCTTATGGCTATAACCATCCAAGGCCATCTCTTCTTTATCAATTTCCAAGTCAGAAGAATGTGGCCGTGATTTTTCTCCAATGTGTCCATCCACACCTTGGCAAAAATCTTCCTCTGGTTTCGAGGGATATAGGTAAAATTGATGCCCTGAATATAATTGTGCATCTTTCTCGTCTTGGGATGAATACCACGAATAGCGTTGATACAGATTATGGTTGGTTCGGGATCATTTTCATAATTCAGATATTTGAACCTGTAAATGTGACCCGATTTGAAAGAAACCCTTCCTTCCCTTACACTATATACTTTGTTCAATTGTGGCATTTTTACCTACCAAACAATTCCTTTTCAGTAAATATTTTAAACTCGTAACCCCGTTTTCTACAGAACTCCGAGGCGGCAGACCATTTGGCCTGATTTCTTGAGTAGGTTATCTGTTCATATATTTTTGTCTTGACAGATTTATTGCCCTTGCTCTTTGGGGGAATGGTTTCCCTGTGAGGCTTTATTTCAACAACATAGATAACTTCCTTTTTGTTTTTATCCAGAACTCTTAGCATAAAATCCGGATAATATCGTCTGTGTTTCTTGTTTACAGGATCAAAATACGGTATCTCGATGCCCTCGGAAGCCCAAGTTATGACACTTGGATTTACATCACACCATTGGGCGAATTTCCTTTCCCATTCACTTCTTATAAGTATCGGCCATTTCCCCTTGTACTTCTCCGGAAATTTGGGTTGAAATGCCGAAGTCTTATCTGTAATATGATGTTTTATGAACAAAACTAATCCCTGTATGTATCCCTGTACCGTTCCAATGATTTTTGGAGCGCTTCTTTTCTTTTTCTCAATGCTTCTTTTGTATTTTTATCTTCCGTGCTCTGGATTTGTTTTTCCAAATCCTGTATCTGTTTTTTTAACCTTATTCTCGCATTTATTGTCTGTGTATCATCTTCAGAGAGAAATTCGTAAAGTCTCATTTTTCTTCCTTTTCATACTCTTCCGCTTCTTCCTTGGTCTTGTGAACCGTTCCCGGCGGATGATGTGGAGGAGCATATAAACTGTAAAGCTTCAATTTCTTCGTGGAGGATGTATTCACAACATTGTGATATGTTCCCTGTCTGATAAGAATTGAACTGCCATCTTTTATCGGGATTTCCTCTTTATTATTTACAACTACTTTTCCCTCTCCCTCATCAATACGGAAGAACTGGTCTGTATCATTGTGAACCTCATTCCCGATTTCACTATTGGGCTCAATGGCCATCAGAACAAGTTGAAGATGTTTTCCTGTATACAGAACTTTTCGGAAATAATTATTTTCAACAGTTTCATCTTCAATATCTCTCACATCAAATGGTTTTTGCTCTTCTTCTTTCAGATAATCTTTGAATTTCATTATTTCCCCCAATTTATCTCGTCAGTTTATCGAATGCAAGGCCGATCTTATGCCAGTCAATCCAACCATCTCCACCTCTATTCATCACCATTTGGTTCAGAATAAAATCATAGGCCCCATCTTCTCCATATTCGGCAAGAAGATTTTCTGCTTCCTGTCTATAATTTATCGCCTCGGTCAAATAATTTTTAAATTTCATTATGCCGGCTCCGTATCATATGACCCACATTTCGGGCATTTTACTTCGTAGGTACTTGGCCCAATTTTTTTCTTGAATGTCTTACCACATTCCATACACTTCATATTAGTGGGTGGGCCTGTCATTCTTCTTGAAGAACCAGAACCGGGCTGTCCGGGCCAGCGATGGGCTGGGCCGCGCTGAGACATAAAATGCTCAGAGACAAGATATTTGTCAATTAGCCTGTCTATACTCTCATTCTTTTCTGTATTCTGTTCCCACATTGAATAACAAATTGCCGCGGCCTCGTCCTGCTCGTGGCCTTCACCTTTCAGAATTGGAATACAACGGGCAATATATTCGTCTTTTTTTTCTCCTGCTTCCGGTTTCGGCATATTATCCTCCAAATTTACCCAGCTCTTTTCTTGCCATCTTTTCAAATTCATCTGGTTCCAGATATTCATCTACATTGACCAGATTTATATGTTTTGAGGTTGTCCGACTATATTTTTCCGCCGTGGCATATGTTCTGTCGTTTGCTTCAAACGCTACAAGTGTCTCGTATGAAAAATACAGTACGGTTTCCCCGACATTTACTCTCACGAAATTCGGGGCCATCTGCTTCAAATGTGCCAAGCCTGGCGCAGAGGCCTCTGTCAGAACATCCCTGTCTTTTATAATTTTTCCCATATTAATCCTCTTCTTTCTTTTCTTTGCCGAATTTTTTCCTCAAAAGGTCTTTCGCGTGCTCAAGGGCACTTTTCCTGGCATCGGAAATCTTGTCACCGGCCCTATTGATATAAAAATTGAGCCTGCTCATAGCCTGTTTCAAATCATCACTCTGCGAATGAAGAACTTTCGCGATGTTCTCGGCGCTCGATGTGAAAAGACCTTCCGGTGGCTCCCATTTGGTTGACACCTCACCTGACCATAATTTCTCATTGACAAGGAAAAGGTCAATTCTTTCTAAAAGGTCGCGTTTCATTGTATTCCTCCCGTTTTATCTAGCTGTTCCTTTACTTTCTCTCGTTCTCTGATAACATTGTTATAATCTTCCCGTAAATCCTGATCACTTGGATATTTCTTCATCAGGATTTTGAGATTGACCATCTGATCTGTAAGGGTCGTGTATCTCTGTTGCAATCTGTCTCTTTGATAATCCTGTTTGAATTGCTGAAAGGTTTGAACTGTTTGCTGCTCCATTTGCGCCAGTTCTTTACTCCTCGCATATCTGCTATCAAGACCAAAAAGTGAACTTACAAGACCAAGAATAATACCCATTGTTATAAGTATATTTTTCACATTTATCTCTGGCATATAATCCACCCCCATACTTTGTCAATAGTATTTATATTTATTTACTGTCTTTCCTATAAATAATACTGAATATTCGTCATTCGGGCGGTGGAGGTTTATGGGAAACGATATTTGTCAGAAAACCGTAGATTATTTGAACTATGTTATTGATTTCCTACCTGATATCATTTTCGCGATTGATTTGGACGGCAAAGTCATTGCGTGGAACAAGCAGATGGAAATATTTGCCGGAAAAAGGAAAACAGATGTAATGGGTCTTGGTAGAGAAGCATATTCGACGCCATTTTACGGTTATGACAGGAAACTTCTCATTGATCTGGTATTTTCCGAGGATACGGAAACAGAAAATACATATGACAAGTTTTGCAGAAAAAGCGACGGAACAGTTGAGGGGTATATATATATCCCATATCTGAATAGATATATGTGGGGTATGGCATCCCCCATAAAAGACGCTGAGGGGGATATCATCGGTGCCGTTGAATCTATAAGGGATGTTACTGATGTGGTTGACACAAGAAAAATGGTTAATCTCTCAAGTAAACTTATTGATCATATACCGGAATTGGTCTGGGCAAAGGATATAAACAATAGATATCTGTTTGCAAATAAGAAGTTTATGGATGTTTTACAGATATCGGATAAAGACATAAGAGGAATAAAATCCTCTGACTTGTTTGGTGAAACAAAATTTGAAGTTTCTGATGATAGAGTAAAGGAACTTGGAACGCAAGAATATGTAGATAGTGTAAAAATACCCACCGGAGAAACCATTTGGTTGAAAATATGCAAGATGCCCTTCTTTGATGATAAAAATAGACTTATAGGAACTATAGGGAGTGCCAGAGATATAACGAAGAAAATAAAAATTACTGAGGAGAGAGATGTAGAAATTAACCGCCTAAAAAAGACCGTTGAAGAAGAAATAGAAAGCTGGAAAAAAGAAAACGAAGAGAAACACAAAGAGCTATCCATCAAAATATCCCAATCAATAACAATATTAAAAAATCTACAGCTAAGCAACGGTGTAATAACCCCATTGGAAAGTAAGAAAGAGGAGCTAATATTTTAATGTCCGAAGAAAGATTAATTCCCGAAACAATAGTCAAGCTATTATTTGACCAGATAAAAAGTTCTGCTGACACCAATACATCTTCCATTCAGAAACTTGGTGATGCGATCAATGAAATTACCAAGGTTCAATCTTCTCTCGCAACAAAAAAAGACCTTATAGATGAGATAAAAGGTCTTGATGGAAAGGAGAGTGAGAGATTAAAATATCTGATTCAGAAAATAGAGAAAACAGAGGAAATACTGGGAACAAGAGTAAATGGTGTAGGAAGGAAAGTTGAGGATGAAGAAGATTCCATAAATAAAATAGAAATTATAGAAAAGAAAGTTGATGGTATAGAAAAAAAGGTAGACGATATATCATCAAAAATAAAGACGATGATAACAGTTGTCATCGTTTCCTTTGCATTGCTACTGGGTGTTTTTTATTTTGTAAAAAGTGCAACCGATGTTTCTGTCAGAAATGCAATTGAGGGGGCTGTAAAAGAGATAATCACCACAAGACCATCCAATATATATCCACCATCGCCCGGAGGAAGATAAGATGAGGTTGTTGAATTTCTTGAAGAGTATTGAGGAACAGGATGGCGGTATGGTTGGTGCGACTACAACCGCAAGTATCGCCCAATATCCTGTCAGGCTCGGTATTGGAATTACCAGAAGGGAAGCCACCAAAAATTGGAGAAGATGGAAAAAGAAAAGGAAAAAAGTCGAGGAGCAGGAAGCCAGTATCGGGATGCCTGGTGGTTGGGGTTCGGCTGGTGGGTCACCCACAACAAAACAAATATTACAGGATCCTGTAAAGCACGATTACGGTATGACAAGAAGGGAAGCCACCAAAAATTGGCGCAGACGCAAAAAAAGGATGAAGGAATTATTCCAAAATGGCACATCTCATTCAATATCTGATTGAACAGAATATAGACAAAGTAAGATTTGTAGTTCTTACTGGCAGAAAACCAAATGGTGAAAATGAACTGATCAGGACGGCCAGAGTTATCAAGGAAACTTGTGATAAAAAAGGTGTGCCCTGTTATGTCGTATTTGCTGAGGATGGATATATTTCCAGAAAGAACGGAAAAGTTTATATCCACAATATTGAAGATGATAAGGGTTTCGAAATCAATTCTCAAGACACGGTTGTTATCGTGAGAGGAAGCGTCACCAAGTCACAATCAAGCCTTGACCTTCTTTCCCAAATCGAGAGACATAATATCTTTTGTGTAAATCACAGATTGACACTTGAACAATGTGCTGACAAGTACAGAACAGCTCTCGTACTTGCGGATGCGGGAGTGTCAACGCCCAAAACAGCCATTGTCAATAACGAAAAGGGTCTGGAAATCGCGTTCAAGAAAATGGGAAGAAGGTTCCCTGTCATTCTCAAGACATTGACTGGCTCAAAAGGCGTCGGTGTATTTGTCGCAGACAGCTGGGAAGGATTGAAATCAACCCTGCAAGCCATCTGGAAAATAAATCATAGTGTTGAAATCATTATGCAGAGATTTCTTGAGGCTGACTATGATCTCCGTGTTCACGTTCTTGGAGATAAAGTCATCGCGGCAATGAAGAGGAAAAAAATAAAGGGAGATTTCCGCTCCAACTATTCTCTCGGCGGTAAAGTCGAAAAAGTGGAGTTACAGGATGACGAAATTGAACTCGCCATCGCGGCCTCGAAAGCCGTGGGGGCGACTTGGTGTGGTGTCGATATAATGAGAAACAAGAAGGACAAAAAGCTTTTTGTCCTCGAAGTCAATTCATCGCCCGGCACAGAGGGGATTGAAAAGGCCACGGGAAAATCGGTTGTAACAAAGGTGGTCAATTACCTTCTGGACAAAAGAAACTGGTCGAGAAGGCCAATAGAGTGTGGCTACCTTGAGACAATGGAACTGGAAGGCATCGGGCCCGTAGAAGCCAAACTTGATACAGGTAACGGCTCTTTCTGTGTCATTCACGCCGAGGAATATGAGGTGGATGGAAATAAAGTTACTTGGCTATTCAACGGAAAGGAAATCACAAGTGAACTTGAAAGTGAAAGAACCATCAAGGTTGGTGGACTGAAAACTGGAACAGTAGACAGGCCGGTAATCTGGTTGGATGTCAAATTCAGAGGTGAAACTTACAGGATGAGATTTGCCCTGAATTACAGGGGTGACAGAAAGACTTATCTATTGATGAATAGAAACTTCATTCGTAAGGCAAATCTGATAATCAATCCTCGCAGAAAGCATGTGTTCACGAAAGATTAGCTCAACCTTTTCACAATACCGTCACACATTCCAAGTTTTATTGCTTCCTCCGGACGCAGATATTTATTCCTGTCAATCAGTTTCGTAACATCTTCTGCCGACAATTTACATCTTGAAGCAATTTCCTCAATCATCTGGCCCTGTAGAAACTTTATCTCTTCTGTATCAATGACCACATCGGCAAGTGTTCCCCCGTGCCAGGAACTTATCTGATGGAACATCAATCTGGAATGTGGGGTCATAAACCTTCTTCCCTTCTTACCGTTTATGAAAATAAAGGCGGCCGCCGACATTGCTTTTCCTATACAGATTGTCCTGATAGGGGATACAATGATGTTCATCATATCCGTTACGGAAAACATACTATCAACTTCACCACCGTAACAGTCAAGTATCAATGTAATCTCTTTCAATGGGGCATCAGATTGATAATCCAACAATCTTTCATTTATATCTTTTGCCAGATTTTCGTCAAGGTTCCCCACGATATAGATAATCCTGTCCATTCTCTTGGCTGTTTTCGGGGGCCCCATCTCCTTCATTATCTCCTGTGGATCAATAATAAAATGAACTTCCTGTGATTCTTTCTTTGTTTTCCTCTTCATCTCTACTCACCAAAAAATAAATTCAAGCCCTCACCAGCTGAGCCAGAAAGTAATTCCTTTTTATTCATAGGTTCCAGTAAAATCTCAATCTTGGACAAGAAGTATTTATCCAGCATTTTGTCGTAATCTATCTGGACAACCTTGTCAAATTCGTGGGGCCATCTCAAAAAGGATATGACATCCAGACCCAAGGCATTTCTCTTGAGATACACAACCTTGGCCTTTGCCCCGCTATAAATGTCCTCATACTTTTTTTCAAGTTTGAGGTGCTTGAGTAATTTCCTGTAATTATTTATGCCTCTCAAATGGAATGGAGTTCCCTTCTCAATCTCTCCATCTGCTTTCACAAATTTCTCTATATCACTTGCTCCGATGTTGACTGAAATCTCTTCCGGATAAACCCCCTTCAATTCCTTCTTGTACTGCTCTATCTTTTTCAGGATGTTCTCATCCGTTTCGCCGCGGAGGATCATCTCCATCACATCTTTCAATCTCGGCCTGATGGCCTCCGGTGTGTCAGACCGGATAATTTCCAGACCAGTAACCTTTATCTTGTCAACTGGGGCACCCTCTTCATTGACAGACCAGTAACCATACTTCTTCTTCTTCACGAAGAGAGCTGTCTTAGCCACGATTTCCTGTTTGAACTTTATCCTGAAATCGGTAACTGCGGAGTTATACATTTTCCTCTGGACTTCCCGATAACAAGTCTCGTTCACATAATTTTCTATAATCGAGCCCAGTTCAAGTATCATCTTTATAGCAACATCATCACTATATCTCGATACATCAATTCCATTATCAGAAAGGAATTTGCCCGTCGAAATAAACAGGGAATCAGTATCAGCGTATAAAACATAATCAGTTTTCTTTATCATAAAAACATTTCCAACCCCTGTGATGTTTTCTCTTTCCCACAGCAACCGAGGACATCAAGGTTTGTTGTAAGTTATGTTTTTTACAAAAATCTATCAATCCTTTTATTCTATATTCAATGCCGGCCGGTGAAATGATGATATACTTTTTACTATTCCAATGTAATTCCCCACATCCTGGCTTGCATTTATCTATCCACCATTGGGGTAATTTTTTACCCCTCGTTGGGTGGGGGCCCCTCTTCTTTGTTTCGCTAATTTTTTTCTTCACATCATCGGGCCGTGATTTACCGAAAAATGGGTGCCTTTCGCCCGGCATCCAACCATCACCGCCTTCAGTACAATTATATCCCAATTCTATTGCCCTCGTTTCCTTTATAAAGGAAATTTCCTTTTCGTTTAGCTCATCAACTTTCCCTTTCCAAAGGACTTCAACATCAAAATTTTCCCAGCCATACTTATCAATGGCCCTTGTAAGTGGAGTTATATTTCTACGATCTTTTTTATGTGATGACATTCTTTTTTCGAGGCTTGTTACAGTTTTTCCAATATAAAATTTACCATTTATTTTATTTGTAATTTTATAAATTATTGACATACAAGAAACCAAAATGTATATATGCTATATAATCTATTTATATTTTTCGAGAAAAGACTTCAATTTTACATCTTTATCTGGATTATTCAGGAAATCATTTACATACCTCTCCCCGGCCTTGATGGTTTGTCTACCACAGGATGTAATTGCCTCTGATATGTTCACATTGAAATAACGGGAATAGGGAACACTCGTAACACCAAAAACTGCATTGAGTAGGATTTTGAGTGCGTTCTGTAGTGAATCGAATTGATTTATCCTCTCGTCTGCCCTCTTTTTGTTATCATCCCTCAATTCGGATAAAGATTTTTTCATCTTTATCATATTGTTCTTGATGTCGCGCCTCTTATTGAAAACATCCTTTTCAATCTGGGCGAGCACGCCGGGAGTCTTTGTCGAAAATACCGAACCACAAGGAGCGATACTTATCAACTTCTTTTCGATGGCTGTATTGAAGGCCTCAAGTCTCTTACCTGAAAATGTTATCTTTTTCCCGTCCTTGAGAAGATTGAAATCGGGAAAACTTCTCTGTCTCACATATTGAATGACGGTATCCTCTGTCATATCGAGCACCCTGCCATAATATGTTTCCGGTGACATATTCAATGTGATTATAGCCGTGGGATAAGATGAAGCAATATCCAAATCAACAACCCACTCGTATTTACCTTGTTGTGGTTCCTTGACATATGCCGCCTCAAATGGTTCCTGCTGACCCCCAATGAATTTCGGGGCACACAATCCATTTCTCCTGTAATGTGTCAACAACAAGCCTTCAATGAGCTGCGTCATCACATCATAGTATTTCATCGGGCTTTTTGTGAGAAGTGAAAGTGCTTGAACCTGACCTATGTAATTCAATTTTCTGTCAAGCTGGAAAACACGAAGAGAGTCCGTTATATTGTAATCCACAAATAAATCCCAATCCTTCTCACACAATTCCCTGATATCCTTGTACTGTGAATAGTCTACCTTGCCTTTCTCCAATTCATATTTGGAAACAAAATCGAGAGAATATCTTTCAAGTTTTACGGGGGAATACCATTTATAAAGGTCAATATAATCGAGTATGGTCAGGCCGGAGATGTTTATGTTCATCATTCCACTCTTCGATTCCCATATTTGAACATCGCTAATTGGGGATATCCTCATAAACATTCGTGGGTCATCGAATATTCTTTTGGCCCTGTTTATGAGATAAGGAATGTCAAAATTTGATATAGACCAACCGGAGATAACATCGCAGGGAAATTTGTGGAAGAAATTCAGTACCCTTGTCAAGAGGGATTTCTCATTTTCACACTTGATATACCTCACATACTTTTCCTTGGAAAACTTCCCATTCCTGTAATCCCTCAAGCCAAATACAGTTGTAGTATCTGTATCACTATCATAAATGGATGTGAGACAAATCGGGTCACGGGCATCTTCCGGATGAGGAAACCCAACTTTGTTATCAACTTCCATATCGAAGAAATACTTCTTGAGTTTTGGAACCTCAATTTCATTTTCCGGTATACCATAATATCTCTCGGCAAGAAATTGGATTTCGGGTCTTACCCTGTCCTCAAATATATTGTCCTTGCCCTTCAGGTAGGCAAAGTAATCCGAATAAGATCGGAACAGCCTTTTGGTAACGGGTTGGCCGTCTATTGTCTTTACATCACCCTTTTCATACGGGAAAAACACATATGGAACCCAAGGAATTTCTGTATAAAAATTTTCACCTTTGAGTTGTTCCCAAAGGTGAATAGTGGATGATTTTGTATTGTAATATACATTCTTGAACATTATTCAATCTCGTATAACGATATCCTCTCGGCATTCAGGCCTGCAGTCGCTTTGCCACTTCTCTTCCCAGCTGTCGTGGAAGTTTTCGCTATACCAAAACCTGATAAAGTTGAGAGGCCTTCACCCGCCATAATAATATCCGTATAAAACTTTACCAGCTGGGGTTGTGTCAATTCCCTGTCAAGATATTTCTTGATGTTCGTTATTTGTCTCTTGACCCGCGCCTCCCCTTTTACGTCCATCAATTCCTCGACCATCAAAAGTGTTTCCTGTATCCAATGACGAATAGTTTCCGCCGATACAAATTGTATTTTTGGATACCAGATAGATAGTGTTGATGAAAGGACAGATTTCAAGTCATCACAAGTGGTATAAAAATTTCCATTCAATATAATTCTGATATTCTCTTTTCTTTTTGCCATAAAATCACCCATTCTTTTTCTGAAATACAAATACTGGCTCGTATTTGTTCACTCTACCTTCACATCTTACAGTATTCATTGTACCACGGGCAGAGATATCCTCAAGGTTGTTATCTCGTCCTATAGTAAATCTCATTAGCATATGTATCATATCACGATTTTGAAACCCAACACTCTCTGCCAAGGACGCGGAATCCTCTTCCATTTTGAGATATTTATTTTTCGCCAATTTTATGTTTGCAATATTCCAGACAAAGAAACCACCGGGCATCAGAAATTCGTGGACATTCTGCATTGTCTTTTTCAAGAAACCATTCTTCCACGCTTCGTAGGAATTGAATTTCTTATATGACTGTGCATCATCATCACTATATCTTTCCCGATTGAAATATGGTGGTGAGGTATAAGCCAAAACCGCCTTACCTTTGTACTTTTCAAATAGGTCTGTTTTATCAAAATCCTCGGAACCCGAGCAAATTGGATACACTTCGGCGGTGCAGGAAGGGTCAATGAATTTCTTCCAGAACTTTTCTATCATCCCATACCTCTCGTATATCGCCGAGTTGGGGTCTGTTCCTATATATACACACCTTTTATTTCTTAGCTGGGAAGAAGCCGAAAGAAATGAAATCAATCTACCGCCCCACCCCATTGACGGGTCAAAGACAATTATCTCTTCCTCCTCTACACAGGGAGACATCTTCAACATAAAATGTTGATATATCCATTTTGCCACGGGGCATCTTATATTTGAAACTGGCTGTGTTCCGGAACCCATTCTGATTGATTGTTTGAGAGTGGGCCAGACGGGTTTATTCGGGTTGTCTCTCCATCCATTGAGTTTATCTTTCCACAACATCCTCTTCATCTTCTTCATATAGACTTGTTTATCTCTCAACAAGTCTATTACAGATGGTGTCTGCTGATTTATTCCACGGGTAATGGGAACATCCATCATTTCTGGAAACCAATGGTCTATAACAGTTGACCAGGCGTTGTACCCCTTGAGGATTTTCTTGCCATCCTCTTCAAAATATATGTCAGGTTTATTCGGGTTGAGCCCGTGAAACTTTCTCAATCTGGTAATTATTTCTTCAAGAGAGGCGGAGCCTGCACCAACCGGATAATGTTCCTTCTCATACTTCTCCAAAAAGAAAATACGCAGTTTTTCTGCGTACTTTTCAAATTCCTTTTCAGACATATCCCTGACTATTGGCCACAATGGGTTCAATTCATCAGGAACTTCAAGTGTCGTATACAATGGAAGGAAATCACAGTCCTCAATTTTATCTTCCTTCACATCAAAAAATGTTTCAATCATTATATCCTCTGAATTTCTCAATACTCTCTTTCAATAGTTGTTCGCCCTTCGACGGATTATAAATCGTAAAGGCCGGGTGAACAGAAATCACCACGGGGCAATCAAATTCCCTGCTGTGTACTTCTTTTCCACTATGTTTCATTATATCACTTTCGCCCAGAATTGTAAACAGGGCGTACCCACCCAAAATCAATATGGCCCGCGGTTTCAAAACCTTCAAATATTTTCTTATCCACGGCCAGCATTGTTCCATCTGTTCATTCGATGGTTTTCCATTCTTATTTCCCACCACAGGCCTGCAATTTACGGAATTGATAATCAGGAAATCCTCTCTGGAAAGGCCGTTTCTTTTCATTGCATCCCAAAGGATATTTCCGGCCTTTCCGACAAAAGGTGAGTTCTCACGGACTTCATCGAAGCCCGGAGCCTCACCTATTATCGCAAAACGGGAGGAAGATACCCAATAGGGTTTCGCCCCACCATTCTGAAAGAGAGAACATTTTTTACACTCCCCGATCATATTGTCGAGAAGCGACAACATTCGTAGTTGTTTTTTATCCATCAAGTATCATCACCAATACAGCACAAAATATGAGAAACACAAGACCAAGAACGGGCGGAACCCAAATCGGAGCAAATATCCACCACCAAGACCACCCAATAAAACCCAAGACTTTGAGGGTTATCAAAAATATTGTCAATAAAACAAAAGGCCACATACTCAAACTTCTCCTTTCTCTTTTTTCCCACCATCGTTTTTTCATCGCCTGCTCCTCTGGCCTCTTTCCTGACCAATCAGGACGGCTTTTCTTTCATCACCAGTTTCCTTCGCGTCCTCCAACCACAGTTCAAGCTCGGAAGTATCGTACATCTTCAATGTGCGAGTATCGTAATAAAATTTGTCCACTTCCCCAACTCGACCACCAATCCTGTTCTTCACAATCTTATAATGCAGTTCACTCTCATAAATCAGTTTCTCGTCATCCACGCCGTAGATTGCCATAAAATCTGCGGTTGCCGGAACCCCCATACTTTCTGCGATATAGACAAAATCAACTTCATCAAAAGCAATCATCGAGCCTTCCCTGTTCAATTGTGAAACAGAAACAACCGGACATTCAAACTGGAATGACATCGCTCTACATTCCTCGGCTATCCTCTTGACATCAGAATAGAGATTGTCTTTACCTGAATAGGTGGGTTTCATTATATTGATATAGTCGAGGTAGATGATATCTGGTTTCACACCCCTGATAATCCATTCCCTTATCAACCTTTTTATATCCTGAACAGAGGCCTCGCCGGTTGGAAATTGTTTGATGACGAGTTTTCCTCGTTGAGGGGTTTCACTCTTTATCTTTCTCAATCTGGATATCAATTGGCTCTTCATCGCCTCAAGAGTATATATCTTGTTGATATCAAGGTTACTGAAGATACTGTCAAATCTTTGTGCGAAAGCATCCTCTGACATTTCCAATGTACAGAGAAATACATTATGACCGTGAAGAACTTGGCGGGCAGCAATATTGGCAAGGGTATTTGATTTGAACCCGTGAACACGGGCCACAATTACCGAAAATGTAAATGGTGGGAACCCACCATTGAGATACTCATCGAATTGGGGAAAATATGTTCTTATCCTGTTTGAGGATGTAGTGAAAATCCTCTTCAATCTTTCCCCGAGCATTTCAAAATAGTCAAGACCGATATCTATCCTCAAATCTTTCGCCAGGGCAGCCTCGACCAGTTCTCTTATCTTTCCTCTCTCTTCTATCTTTCCACTATTGATAACATCAACGGAATCGAGAATGGCTCTCTTGACGGCTTTATCCTTGAGATATTCATTCGATTCCTTGAGAAGATAATCCCAGTTCTTCGCGATATCGAAATCAATAGCGTCCATCTCGGAGAATATTTCCCGAATCTCATCATCGTGATGAGAAAGGGAACCCCTGATGGCATCCCTCGGTGGGATTTTGTCATACTGCTCCAGATGAGACTTCAGAAAAGTGAAAATCTCCGATATTACGGGATCATCAAAATACTCTGTTCGAAATGTGGATGTAATAGTCGCAAGAAATCCCTTGTCAACCATACAACCTTTCAATATGACTTTTTCAAGAAATCTCGAATCCATCAATTCACCTGCTCGAATTGGCTACACTTATATATTATCTGATCTTTGGACATTTGACAATTATGCTTACAAAGATTACAGAGGCTCTTATTTTTTTCGAGAGAAATTGGATAGACCTTTTCATAAGATTTGGGTAAAATGAAAAGTTTTTCCACATCAAGCTCGTCCAATATTTCCTTTGCAACGGTGCTCGCTCTGCCTTGCAATCTCAAATATTGTTTGAGAGTAAGATAATTTTTGATATTTGGAACATCATCAACCTTGGTGATTTTTTTCAAAAAATTGAATTTGTTCTTCCTCAAAATTCCAAGGTTCCAGCTTCCATCCGTATCCTTTACAACGGCCATTGCTTTTATGTTTATACTCATAAAACGCCTCCACATTTTATCTACTGTATTATACCACAATTTGGCTTGATTGTAAATAGAAGTTTACACTTGAAATACAATATGTTATAATAGTATAAATACATATACAAGAGGATCTTCAATGAATAATAACAATGATTTGGCCCAAGGTGAAGTTGTAGAAAGGGATAAAATCTGGAAAGAATTATATAATTTACACCCGATAGACAAGCAAGTCCAGTTTTCAGAACTCGATATACAGGAAAAAATCCGAAATCAACCATTTCTTTTACTCCAATATAATGACCTCTATTACAAGGAAAGGGCCCGGATGGATAAAATGTTGGAAGTTGTAGATAAAATACAGGGTACAAGATATGACTTCTACAAATTCAATTACGATAAAGAGCTGACAAAATACGAAATAGAAAAGTTTTATCTTCCAAAAGACCCCACCCTCCTGAAAGCAAAGGAAAAACTGAGAAAACAACAATGGAGAGTTGACTTCTACAAAATGTGTTCTGATGCCATAAACAATCAAGGCTGGCAATTCAAATCGTATATGGAGGCCCTGAAACAGGGCCTTATGTGATCATTATATCAATAAATATCAAAAAAGTAAACAATGATAATTTATAAAGTAAGTAACAAAAAAACTGGTAAATCATATATTGGAAAAACAATTCTATCTATTTCCAAAAGGATTTCAAATCATCTGAATGAAGCCCAAAGAAATAAAAAGAGATATGTATTTCATAATGCGCTAATAAAGTATGGTATAGACAATTTCAACATTGAAGTATTATGTCATTGCTCAAATAAAGATAATCTCAGTAAAATGGAGACATTCTATATTCAATATTATAATACGCACTATCTCGATGGATATGGTTATAATATGTCTTATGGTGGAGATGGACAAATTGGGCATATACATACAAAAGAAACAAGAAGAAAAATGAGTTTAGCACAAAAAGAAAGACATAAAAAATTTGGGCATCCATTGTCGGGTAAACATTTGACAGAAAAGCATAAACATAGGCTTTCATTATTCTGGAAAGGAAAAGAAAGAAAAAAATGGACAGCCGAGCAAAAAAGAAAGGCCTCTGAATTTTGGAAAGGGAAAAGATCGGGTAAAAATAACTCGATGTATGGTAGAAAAAGAATTTTTTCTGATGAAACCAAAAAGAAAATAAGTGAGGCTGTGAAACTAGCGTGGCAAAAAAGAAAAGAAAATGGTTACAATTTGTAAACACGACTTTCTGAACATCCAAATAAACACGGAAGATTACAAATATCTCCGAGAAGTGAGAGACTTCTTCTCAGCATATGTCGAAGGGTATCAATTTATGCCCTCCTTCACCCACGGTGGATGGGATGGAAGAGTTTCAATGTTGAACCTCTCCAACAAAACAATCCCCTATGGTCTATTGACAGACTTCATAAAGTTCCACAAAAAATATCATTCAGAGACAGAATTGAAAATAGAACAAGATGTTCTCAATTTCTTCCGTGGGAAGAATGTTGATCCTGTATATGACTTGTCTCTCCAACCCCATTACTATCAGGATGATTGTATCAGGACTGCCCTCAAGTATAAACGGGGAATAATAAGGTCAGCCACAGCAAGTGGAAAGTCTCTTATCATATCCTACATAATCAAAACCCTGTTCGAAAACAACCTTTCAAAAAAGGTTCTCATCATTGTTCCCACAATTTCTCTGGTAGAGCAGTTTTATGGTGACCTCTTGGAATATGGTTATTTCAAAAAAGAAGTCTTGGGAAGGGTTTATGAGAAATGTAAGGAGTTTGACAGGAAGGTTGTCATTTCCACCTGGCAGACATTGAGCCGAAATCACAAATTACTTCCCCAATTCGATTGTCTGATATGTGATGAAACACACGGAGCCAAGGCACACGAAATCAAGAAAATCCTCAGCAAATGCACACAAGCGGATTACCGCTGGGGATTTACTGGTACACTTCCCACACCAAAAATCGACATATGGAATGTCAAGTCATACCTTGGCCCGATATTGAGAGAGTATGGTGCTGGTCAGCTTGGGGATGAGGGATATATCAGCAAATGTAATGTCAAGTTTGTTGGAATACATTACAAGGGGAACTATAAGGGAACCTATGAGGAAATCAAAGATGCCATTTTCAGAAATCATTTCAGGCTGAATACCATCAGGGATATCATCAAATCCGTGGACAAAAATATCCTCGTACTGGTTGCCAGAGTAGAAAAGGAGGGGATATTGCTGAAGCAGTATCTTGAAAAAAACCCAGTTGACAGCAGGGAAATTGTATTTCTGTACGGAAAAACAAAGGTCGAGGACAGGGAATATTGGAGAAAGGAATGTGAAAGAAGAAACGATATCATTCTGATCGCGACTTATGGTATATTCCAGATGGGTGTCAACATTCCATCATTGAAGTATGTCATTCTCGCCAGCCCGTTCAAAAGCAAAATCAGGGTTCTTCAATCAATTGGTAGAAGTTTGAGAAAACACGCGGATAAACTGGACGGGGCCTATGTATTCGATATTTTCGACAACTGTAAATATCTGAGAGACCACGGTATAAAAAGAGAACGACATTATATATCTGAGGGGTTCAAGGTCGAAGATATCCCTCTTGAAGAAGGATCATCATTTTTTCCCACCGAAAACCAGTAGATGTGATTTTCCCAAATTACTTTTCATCATCGAAGAAAAATAATCCTTGTATTTTTTTATGTATTTGTTGATATCCGGTTGATGCTTGTTTATATGATCTTTTTTTTCTGGTTTGCCGAGCAGAACATCTGACGGAAATGAAATAATCATTACACCCTCCTTATTCAATACGCTCACAAAATCATCTACCAATCTGAAAGCATTTTTTCCTTCAAGGTGTTCCAATGTTTCAATACAGAGAATTACATCCACCTTCGGCACTTTTGTTTTTATATCGTCCTGCTCAAGGTCGAGACAAAAAGTATGACACCCAAAATCAAATAGCCTCTCAAGTTTGTCTTTGGCTATATCAACACAATAATAGTTCTTTGGATTGACCCCCTTTTGAAACAGGAAATAATCGGCAACATTATGACCATCACCGGAGGCACAATCAAGCCAGTTTCCCCCATTGAAATACTTATTCGGAACAAGAAAAGATAGATGAATTGCCTTGCTATCTTCCAGATTTGCCCTACTTCTTTTATTGAGGATGAGAGCCTCCATACATAATTTTTTTATCTCCTCATTATCCGTCAGGTCATATATCTTTTTTACCTTTTCTGATATTGTTCCTCTCACATTGATTTTTTCTTTCATTTCTCCCCACCAATATAATAAATGTTTTTGCGGAGCCTTCCGGCTTCTATTTTTCTGAAAAATCTTTCCATCAATTTTTCTAGCGATCCTTCATCAAAATACGATATATGCTCATATTTCATCCATCCATCTGTATCATAGTAAGATGGAACCTCAACATATATAATACCCTCTTTTGACAATAATCGTTGCCATATATTCAAAACTTTACTTGGATATGGTAAATGTTCAAGACAATGAGATGCAATAATAGTGTCATACTGCTTTATCGGTAGTTTATCTATAAATTCCTCGGTAGTAATATCACCATTTATAATATTCCGTCCTGTGGCCATATTATCAACATTTACAAATTCCTTATATCTTATTTCAGAGGCGTCCATCGCCTTCTGGAACCTCGCCATTCCACTACCAAGGTCGAGAATATTTTTATCCACAAAATATTTTTCAAAATGTTTGACAATCGAAAGATTATGTTTCGACGGGTTCAATAATATTTTACTTCTGATATTTCTGAAGAGGTCTTGGGTGTACCGATAATCGAATTGCATAAACCCGCAAGACCCACACTTATATAAAACAAACTCACCAAGTTGTTCATATGGATTTATTATACTATGACACACTTCACAATTCATCTATTTTTCCTCAAAACGTGCCATCTATAAAGCTCGTATTCATTTCCTCTGTAAAAAATATATCTTATCCTGTTTTCATAGCCACCAAGATGTAAATGTCTGTAGGCCGCCGCATGGGGATATATTTCCCTTATATCGGGACAACAATTACAATGGAACCCATTCTTTATCTGATATCTGTCAAACAATGTACCAAAATAGTCCATCAGGTCTGAATTACTGAAAAACCATATGTCCTGAAGGTGTTTCAGTTTCAGAGAGTGATTGTTCTTTTCATATCTCACAGCATCGTGATAGCCCGGATAAGTATTGTAGTTTGAAGCCCAGAAATATTGAGGATCAAACTTGGAAAAATCCACGGGCTTCAACCACATCGTATCAAACCTACCAACCATCACCAAGTCATACTTGAAGTTGTTTTCCTGTTCGTATTGTTTCTTCAGCTCCAATGTTCTTTTACTACTGTACCACCTACTGAAACCGTTCTGCACTTTCAAACTCTTGGAGAACTTCCTCTGTTTTTCAAAAACAAATTTCTTTGGTTGATATAATTCCACAAGTCTTTGTTGATATTTCGGCTCCCAACAATGGATGAAAACATCCACTCCCGATTTCCTCAAAATATATTTCCGATAGTGGTCATAACATCTTACATAGTCGATTGTCGAACCACCACCAAAAGAACCATCAGACCCACCAATAAGACCCATCAAACAAAGAGCATACTTGTTCATTTGAAGCAATGTAAGACCCACCACCTATAAATTTCATAGTCTGACCATCGGTAAAAGGCATATCTCAATTTATCCTTGTATACAGGATGTAGATGTATCCAATCCCATATAAGTTTATGAGGGTCATATTCTATATTCCCTATTTTGGGAATGTTGTCATATAATCCTCCGACATAATCAGCAATTTCTGTTCCCATCAAAAACCACATATCGAGAAGTCTGTGAGATTTTGGGGAGGTATTGCTCTTATCCGATGCTATCCTGTAATTGTTTTTCGGTCTTGGATAATCATTCCAATGAGAGGCGTAAAAATACTGGGGATCAAACTGGTCGAACTTCACGGGAACAAACCACATCAGATCAAACCTACCCAGCATTACCATATCATACTTGAAGTTGTTTTCCTGTTCGTATTGTTTCTTCAATTTCAGGGATTGCTGGGTACTGTACCATCTACTGAAAGAATTTTGTTTTTCCAGAGCCCAATCACCTCTGAAATTCCAATATTTTTGTCTCTCATAAATGGCTTTCTTGGGCCCATAAAGCTTGGCCAATGTTTTTTGATGCCTCAAAGACCAAGTATGAATAAACACATCTATATTGTTATGGTCAAATATATTCTTCTTATAGTGTTGCCAGCATAATCTGAAATCGGCATCCCCGCCGGCACCATCCTTACCAGTACGACCACCTACAATACCGAAAAGACATAGCGCAGATTTCATATCTCTATATCCCCTATTCCCTTGTTTCTTTCTACACAAAAATGTCCCGCTGTTTTATCCAAAGAATCTTCCTTCATATCATTTATGATAATCCTTGGGCCCCGTGGTAACCCCATAATCAGATGGTCATAAAATAATCCAAATTTCTGTAATTGATCCTCGGTCAATTTTCTGGCGGATTCTTTCCTACCAGTTATCAATATTATTGTATATCCCCTTCTATCCCATTCCCTGAATTTCTCAAGAACACCTTCGAGCACTTCGGGCTTGATAATCATCTGTCCTGTCATTCCGTGACCGTGATGTTTCAAGATAGTACCATCTATGTCAATGAAAATTGTTTTCATACTGTAAACCTATAAATCCTGTCAATATTTTTTATAATTTCTGATCGTACATCAACATCGAGGGAACGAATAATTTCTTCCACTTCATCATCTGTATAATAATAGTGCATTGTCGTTTCCACTATCTTGTCCTCGCTCTTTGTCCAACGATCCCATTTGCCGCCACGATAACAAATTTCTTTTATTTTTTTTATGTCTCGATCTCTCCCAAGTTTTTTCAGTTCATTTATGTATATCCTGTTCTGGATATTTATCAGTTCCGGGCCTATATTACAGGCGTCCAAACCCATTTCAAATCTTTTCTTTATACCATCTCCAAGAAAGTCACAGTTATGTTCCTTGGAAAGCAGACCGTGTTTCTTACAGACATCAATCATTCTTCTGAAAACACCCTTGTCAAACCCGGCAATATTTGTACCATCAAATACTCTTGTCTTTCCCTGTATGACACCATATATAATTCTTCTTTCAAACAAATCTTCTCCAATCGTGTCTTTCAATTTTACAAGAAATTTATCAAATGTCTCTGCATCATATTCTTTTACCTTCTGTTCTGTCCCGACTTCATAATAGCATTCAAACCTATCGGAGATCATCAACGCCGTCATATCCACTACATTATCCATCTCGTATTCAAACCACGGATCAATATGAATAATGGAAAACCCGGCCTTCAAATCCTCCAAAAGGGTCTTGTATACTTGTTGGCCGTGGAGATGATCCCTGCATAACATTACATTCGGTAAGCGGTTCTTTACATAATTGGAAAAACCGGCTGTCCTGAAGTCGTTCACATATCCGGTATTGTAATCAATCTGATGCCGAGTTACCGTGAAACCAATATTCGCACCCGTGTTTTGAATATACTCAATAACACAGGAAATGATTTCGGGGCTCATTGGGTTTATATATAATTTTGGTAGGTTAGCTCTCTCCACAGGCTATATCTCCCGAAGTAGTATAAAAAGATGTTGAGTGGGTAATTGTGAAGTGGTGACATATTGATCCATATAAGTGGTGTCAGGACATTTACCTTATCTTCCCTGAAACCGTTTTTCTTTATAAAGTCCAAAAGAATCCCCTGACATTTACAGAAAAGATTCTTCCGTAGAATATCACATTTTATATTGCTCGAACTCATTGAGATATCAAAAAACTTTCTTGATATAAGGTTGTGATCGAGAATAAGATTGTGGTTCATTTTTGCGAAGTCATAGTAGATATCACCATTCTCAAGATCACCACCAAAGTCCTGACGCCAATCTATAAGTGTAAACGAACCGTGATTATATATTATGTTTTCAAGAATAAAGTCTCCGTGATACCCGTACATTTTGTTCGTACATAAAAGGGTATCTGGTATTGATCCAAGAAGTTTCTCAACACTCGGTACTTCACAATCATTTATCTGCTCTGTTTTATCTCTCCTTCCCGTCTTTTGTGTAAAAAGTTGAAGTCGCTCTCTCGTTTTTTTATAGTAGAAATTTTTACTGACTTCATAGAAATCTCCACTTTCACCTTTATATTTCCACAAATTTTCCTTGGCCCACCAGAGAAGGTTGGAAAAAATCTGCTCGTTCACCATTTTTGATAGGGTCTCACCTTGAACCATCCTATATTTGTAGAAGTTGTCCCTCCTGCTTATAATGTCTGGAACAAGACCCCTGAGCAGTTTACTCCTTTCGATTCTCTTATCAATAATGTTTTTATCGTGAAAGAATTTTACCACAAACTCATCGAATATGTGAATAGACTCATCTTCCTTTTCCAATATTCCTGATATTCCACCAAGATGTTCTCTCGCCAGGTTGAGGGTTTTGATGTTTCCAATATCATACCACTCATTGAAAATGATAAGTTTGAACTCATTGTCCCTCATCAATTCCTGAGTAACGTGGACATCTGACAACTGGTTATTATCAGATTGCTGAAAATATATCTCATCCGCAATCCTCCAAAATTCCTCATAGTCTTTTATACCGGCGAGACCAATATAAACATAGTCGTAGGTTGCTTCACCCTTTTCCCCAAGATCAATTACATTTGAACCGAGTGCTTTTATCGTTCTGTAATCAGAGCTGTCACCCCTACAACTACCCCCAAGCCAATTGTGATTTGGTGGTGGAATCTGGTCATTTACAATCGTGTCACACGCATGGAATATGAAGGGACATTGAAGGTGATCACGGGCCTGTAACATCGAATAGACAAGGCTTGATCCTTGACCTTCATACTTGTCAATCTCAACGAATGTGATGTTTTTGTTGGGATATGAAATTGTCAGATAGTCCCTGACATGATTGGCGAAATATCCGATGGTCACAACCAGTTCGACATTATCAGGATATTTCTCAACAATATGGGAGAGTGCTGCTCGATCCCCCAAGGGAACGAGAGATTTGTTTGTATATTTTGTGATGGAACCAAGTCTTGAGCCTGTTCCACTTGTCGTTATAAGAACCTTATAATAACCTACCATAATTATCCGCTAACCTCACAACATCATCCAGCTCATTTGTAGAACATTCAAGGTAAACAGCGGATGTTTTCCCTATCATACGGTGGATCATGCCGGGTTCAATAATTCTATAATCACCTGCTTTGAGTTCTTCCTTTCTATCTTCCAAAATAAGATCAACAATACCACTCAAAATAAGAATCGTTTCGTGCTTCTGTTCGTGGTACTGGACACTTGTCATACCACCCTTTTCAATTTCAAGAATTTTTACAACATACCTATCGCTAATGAGAAGGACTTCTCTTCCCCAAGGCTTCTTTGTCTCTGCTTCCTCTCCTGTCAAATTTATCTTTATGGTGCCAGAGAATATGTCTTTTAGCAAACGAAAGAAGTTCATCATTTTTACCCTCACACTTTTTTATCGTACCGTTATTTATCTTCAAATATTTCTTCTCCTGATCGTTATAACAGGCAATAATAGACTCATTCTGAGAAATTTTTGCAATAAATATGCCCTGAAATTTCTCATCAGTTACCCATTCACCTTGAGAAAAACTACCCTCCAAAAAATTTTTGAACAGCATAATACCTCACTTTTTTTCTTTCCAGATATAAAAATATTGCGTATTTGTATGTTTTTCAAAATCTGAATCGAATTTCAGATCGTTATTATCACAAAAATCTATAAGGTAGTTTGTCAATTCGTAAAAATCTTTATTGTAGAATATAAGAACTTGCGGGGGTTTCCAGACAATCTCAACTTCTCTTTCCTCTTCAGTATAGTCATCTGAAAACGATTTGAGTGTAATGACGGTGTTTCGGGGGCTCCTGACGATGGTTTTCAACATATTCTTATCCTGTGGAACCAGTTTATCCGATGCTTCCACAATCACATCCTTATACAGGTATTCATCAAATTTTGCCATATCAATCTGTCAACCTCTTTCCTGATTTTGTTTGTCTTACAGCTTCCTTATAAATGTCTGCCAATCTTTTGAGTGGTTCCTTGACATCCAGAATATATCTTATTGCTCCTTTATAAAAATCTCTGCTAAACCTATCGTGTTCATCCGTATAATCCTTATATTGGAGCCTCTGGTAACTTCCGGAATATTCCTTTTCTTTCTTCTCAAGAAGGTCGAGAAGCTTTTCTGATAACTCTGCTATATCATTCTCTTCCCTATATGTCGCCTCTCTGATATAATCTTTCAGTTTCATCTCTACCTCACTATCGCCTTTTCTGGAATATCTCCCCTGTGCCAGATATTTCCTTCGGCTTGTCCTGTCAATCTCATATCCATCGGGTCAAGTTGAGCAAGGTCAACTTTCAACATACTCTTACCGTATGATATGGGGTCAGGTGACAACCACACTACCTTATCAACCCTTCCACCAAAATCTGTATCCATTGCATCCTGTGACCCGTCAAGATTTCTGTTCTGATACGCCTTGATGCCTCTTTTTGTCTCTTGCCCTTTCGGTGGTCTGTGATAATAATACCTTTGCACGATATGTGGCCACCTTCCACGGGAGCTTCCGGCAATCATCGCCTGCTTATCAGGGTCAAAGTCTTTATACCATCCCTCAAACTTTTTCTGCCATTCCTTCTGTCTGGAACCTATCGGTCTACTTTCAACGAGGTAACCTTTCAATCTCATCAATCCATATGCTCCATATTCGTATGTTTATAACCACTTGGTTTACCGTACATCACTATACCATAATGGTAGGATTTGTTTTCCTGATCAATATAAGCGTGCCATCTTGCATCAAGTTCATCATATGTCAAATATGTTCTCTTTGGTGAGGCGGGATCTTCAAAATAAATCCTCTTATCATCATATCCTATTGCCACAACCCAATGTGCCCAATCCCATTCTTCGTTCCAATCTACAGGATTATCAGGCCACGCCTGAACCATCATCATTACCGGAATACCACGATCAATATACGATTTCAATTCGTCTATCGACATATTTTCCTTTTCTTCCGGTGTCAATCCATACTTTTGGGATGCCCTGACTATATCAGCCGGTTCCGCACCTATATTGGGATCAACATTCAAATCCTTTATAATGTCAGACTCGCGATATTCCTTTCCATAATAAAAAAGAACTGATTGTAATACAGAGGCCCCACAATCGTAATCATAGGTCTGTCTCAATTCCGGAAATTCCATCAGCTTTATATTGTTTACGAAGATTGAAAATCTACTCACTATTTCTCTCCTCCGTGGAGCTTCAATATATATTTATCAATTTCCTCTTGGTCTTGAACATTGTTATCTATGGCCCATTCCGTGGCTTTCTTGATAATCTTACCTACTTGAGGGCCGGGTGATAGACCCGTCAGCTCCATTACCCTGTGACCGTCCACAACCTTCATAATGTGATTGACCATCTTCTGGCCCCATTTCTTCTTTATCTCCACGGCAAGATCGACAATCTTCTCAAAATCATCCCTCGCCATAAATTTCTCTCCACGGGAAAATTCATCTGCTCTGGCTACCGCAACCAGTACATCCCAGTTTTCATCCCCAACCAGTTTGGCAATCTTACTTGGTTTCATACCGATGATTTTCTGGAACTTCATATGGTTCGCCACGGAGAAGAGGATGGCATCTCTTTCCTTGTTACTCAATCTCAATCTGTCTGCTATATCGTTTACCAGTTTGACGCCTTCTTCAGCGTGCTGATAGTATATCGGGCCTCTCTCATTATAGTCAAGAGTAACACCTTTACCTACATCGTGGAGAAGGATTGAAAGATTGATAAGTGGGTCTTTACTCCTGCTGTTTTCCAGAGCGGAAAGAATGTGTTCCCACACATCACCCTCCGGATGAAATTCCTTGACGTGCGGCATACCTTTCAGTTTAGCAATCTCCGGTAGAACAATTTCCAGTATGCCCATTTCATCGAGATAGGTGAGATATTTGGCAAACTTATCCCCACCGGAACTGGCTGCCTTGAAGATTTCCTCTTTTATTCTTTCGGCTGCAAGACCCTTTACCTTGTCTGCCAATTCCGTGGCCGCCTGT